CCGACCACAGTGGCATTGCCGACCCCGAAAATGGAAAAAATCCATCTGGCTTCTTTCCTGCGGCAACGGCAGAAAGCGGAGGATACAATGGCAGTCATTCATGATTTGCCGGTTACGGTGGCGCAGCTTTATTGATTGGATTTTTGTAGTTACGAAGGCCGTCTGAAAATCATGAATTAAGGGGTTAATTTCCTTGAAGTAGTGTTTTCAGGCGGCTTCCTCAATATTTGTATGAATCATTGTAGAAAATTGGAACTATACGATTATGCTATGATGATAAATTTTAAGATGCTGCCTTGGGTAACTAGGGAAATTCAATACAAGCAAAATAAGCTTATCGAACTATTCGTTTCAGGTGTTACCGTCGAAATGGCAGTCCGATTGGTCAGTATAGTCGATTAAAATTGCAATGATACGGCGTTGGCTCGCCTTGACATACTACCTGTACGCCTTGCGGCTCGCCGCCTTGTCTCATTTTTATTTTAATCGACTATATAAAAAAATACTGAAGTTTATTATCGCTATCGGCTACATCTGTTTGTGTTTTATAACAGCCCGCATTTGGAAATATTTGACGGAAAAGTAGATGGTATCTACTTGGGTGAATACTACAAAGAAAGACGGGCTGTGGTCCGATAGAGAGGACTACTGTCTTCGAGCTTTTAAAGCGCAACGGGCAAGGTTTATACCGTTGCCGTACAATACGTAAACAGCTGCTTTATTGCCTATTATTCGTAAACAAGTAGAGCCTGAATACGGCAACTTTTTACCTAGATCATTCTTACATTTTCTCGGATTCTTTATAAGGCGGCGCGAACTTTAGCACCTTTTCGGAAAATCTTTGACACCTAGTCAGGCCGCGCTATAAGGTGGAACTTTGATACCGCCCGCCGTTTAGGCGGGTTAATCTATTTTATAAATCATATTGTCCTGATACTCGATGCCTTTGCCCATCTTGGCATCTAGTGAAACGATGTTGTAGCCGCTGAAGCGATGGTATTTGTCCGGTTCGCATTCCTGCAAAAATTGAAGGTAGTCTAGCACCTCGCTACGGGTGGAGCTAAATAGGACAAATGGTGGGCGAATGTACCGAATCATGCGCAGGAAGCTAACCATATTGAAGTATTTATCGGCGGCATATGCGCCCTGGGCGGTGGATACATATGGCGGGTCTAACACCAAAAGAGTATTGGGGCTATGCTGATGCTCTGCCATCAAAAGATTATAGTCTTGTCGGGTGATTTCGAGGCCGTCTAAATAGTCGGCAGCGATAGAGTACGGGGATTGGCGTACCTTATTGTAGAACTCAAATCCCAGCAATTGTTCAATCGAATTTGCTTGTTTGGCACTAAATAAAAGCCATGATGACAGGACGCGCACATCAATGTGGCCTTGGAAATTAGTAATTGTTTGTTGCACTAATCGGGTGCGTTCGTGGTCTAGCCTTGAGCCTTTGGGGATGCCGCCAATAATGTGGGCGATTTGGGCACGCAAACGGTTGTAATCTGGGATGTGCCGCAGGCGGTCTGCATAGTTGTCATAGTCGTTGTAAATTACCCGTGCCTGCGGTTTGATACGTTTTGCAACGTGTGCCAACAGGCCGCTGCCGCCGAATACGTCTACAATTGTCCAATGTTTGCCGTCAGCTGGAATTTGCGACAATACTTTAGCGAAGTGTTTAATGAAATATCGCTTTTGTCCAACGAATGGCAACGGGGCCGTTGAGTGGTATTTTTGCATCATTTTACTTACTCTCCGACACTCTCGTTGGTGTTCTGAAATCAGTTGAAAATGATGCTCGACGGCATTCTTAGTAATGGTTGTCTAGCTGAAAGTATTAACTGTTTTGCAACGGTTACACTTGATTTGTACATTTCCGCTGCCTTTGGCCAACAGTTTTTTGCAGTAGACACAACGTAATTCACGATAATAGACCATGTTGCATTAACTCCGCTTAGGTTAGAATTACCGCCGCCTAGCTAGGCAAAGCGGCCTTGAAGTCAATGCAGGGTATGTCTGCTTGGCTGGCGTGCCGGTGCTCGCAACACAGACACGTCGCCGCTCCTCTTTATTTAAAACTTTCTAAATTACTTTATTCCCTCCATTTTCTCAGACAGCCTATTTTTAGTTAATGCCGCAGCATACAGGGTTTGCGGGGTGTACCGGTGCGGGTTGGTGCAGCCTATTGCATAGGCGCACCATTCGCTGCAAAACCACCGCCGACGGCTTTGCGGCAATCGGAATACGGCACCGAGTGCGCCCGGATAGTCGTATCCCGCGCCGTGTGTGCGGTGGAACAGCTGTTTGGCGGACAGGCCTGCTTTGGCGGGCAATTCGACCAAGTCCCATTTCCCCGACGGCAGCGGCATGGTTTTTAACCGCACTCCGCCGTCGCGCGCGCTGGAGGAATAACAATCGAACAGTCCGCCGCTATGCCGGATGGCGATTTCGCAGTGGCTGTAAGGGCTGCGGGTAATCGTGCGGATGACCCAATCAACGAACCGAGCCGCCCAAACTTTGATGCCGCCGCCGTCTTTACGGCCTTTGTACATGGCTAAATAGACTTGCATTCAGTCTGCCTCCGGTGCGGTGAATGCAATCTCGATTGCATCCAGTGCCGTTTGTGTTTCCGCCGCGTCTATTTTGCTTTGCAGGGCTTGCCGCTGCCCGGCGATGTGGGCGCTCAGATGTTCATACGCCAACGTTTTGCGCAGTGCGGCGGCTTTCAGCGTTGCGGCGGGTATGCCGCGGCTGGCGGCGATTTGATCCAATACCGGTGTGGGGGCGGACGGTTCCGCCGCCCATGCTTTTGCCTCTGCCGCCTGTATCGACCAGCTGGCAAATTCGAAATCGGGCACGTTGTCCAATCCGGCGGCATCGTGGATAAATGCCTGTGCCGCATCGTTGAGACGGTGCAGTTTGGCCGCTTTGGCATCGGCCAACAGATGCGGTTGCCGGTCTTTCGGCAATATCCACTGCCCGTCTTCCAGGCGGTGGTATTGGCTGGGCGGGGCGATGTCTGTCTGCCAAATTTGGCGGCCGTCGGAATAGGCGTAGGTTTGTTCCAAAGATTCGCCTTCGAGCATGAAGTATCCTTCGGCCACGCTTTGGGGACGTTCGGGAATGGTTGTTTCCCAATGTCCGTTTTTATTAAAAATCAGATACATGTTTACTCCTCTAGTTGACGGTTTTTACCCAATTCGGGGCGTTCGGGTCGGTGCTGCGCTGTACCCATTGCTCGCCCCATTGGGAGGTCGAGACGGTGCCGATGGGTGCTTTGAGTATGGGTGTCGTGATAACGGGATTGCCGGTTAAGTAAATCCGGTTATATGTATCCAATTGCACGTCTCCGGTCAGATAAAGCCCCTCGGTTACCAGATAAACCGTATTTTTAGGTCCGGACAGCAATCCTTTGATGACATCACGCGGCGAACGGCGGAGCCGGATTGCTTCGACGTCGGAGGCCGATGTGCCGGATATCCACCCGCCGTCCAATATCATCCGAAATGCGGATGAATCTTTGTGTATAACGGGGATAGGCTGCACGGCTTTTACGGTGAGATTCGATATGCGGATATCGGCGGTTGCCGTCAGTGTGCTGCGCAATTCAATCAATCCGGTATAAACTTTGGCCAAAGGGTCTTTAAAGATGATGTTGCGCATCTCCACCATGCCCGCGCCTTGTTCGACCACGATATTGGCCGAGCCGTTAATCGTGATGCCGTCCACAAGTACGCCGTCGGCGCCATACACATGCAGGGCGATGGGGTTGGCCAAATGGGCATCGCCGGAGGGATTGGATACGGTCAATCCGCGAATGGCCACGGACTGCGGTTTATAACCGGCTTTGCCGCCCGGGTTGGCGCCGACGCTGGCCATCGCGCCATAAGCGCAGCCGTCCGCTTCGCAGTCAATCAGGCTCACTGCCTCGGCCGGCCGTGTGGTTGCATGGCCTTTGGATTGGTAGCCGCAGTGATAGCCTTTGGCATAGCATTTTTTAAACACTACATTGCTGCTGCCTTCGTCGGCCTCGAAGCCTTGCTGGGTATTGCCGATGGATGAAATGCTGCCGTCAAACAGGGCGATGCAATCCTCAAAAGTGATGTGTCGGCTGTTGTGCGTGGTAAACGCATCATCACGGTAAGGATTGGCGGCCACGCAGCCGCGCAACAGGATATGTTCGGACTGGTTGGCCGCATTGGCCGTTACGTCGCCGGTATCTACATACTGGTCGGCGCAGATGTCGAAACAATGCAGTGCCGCATTGATGACGCGGACGTTAATCAGGCTGGATAAACGGACGGCGGAAAATTTAACGCCGCAGGCTTGGTTGTTGATGGGCGTGCCGATTGAGTACCGTCCGCGCCAGTCAGCATCGAATGCAATATCGGCGATGTGGATGCTGTGGTCGTAGGCGGTGCGGGTGCCGTAGTTGTTGCTTTTGTTGGTCAGCAGGTTGGCGATGGCCGGTAGCGACGGGGCGGCCTTAATCAGTGTGCGATACATGCCGGCACCCGAAAAGCGCAATCCGGTCGGTGCTTTCAATTCGACCGACGTGAGATAGGTGCCCGCATCGGCAGCCAATAAATACAACCCCGCGCAGGCTTCAAACGCTTTGTTGATGGCCGCGCCTACGTCCGTTCCGTCCGGCAGAATACCGAAATCGGCCAGTGTGACGCGGCTGCCTTCGATTTGGCGTTTCCACCTCGTGCCGTCTGCCGCCACAATCACGGTGCCGCCGTTGTCGGCGGTGGATTTATCGCGTGCGTCGGCAACAAAGATGCCGCCGCCGACCGTGCTGTTTGCATAATAGGCGCGTACCGTTACCGTTTGGCCTGCGGCTCCCGCTTTCCGGCGTAGTTCCGCAATGTTATCCACCGTGCTGCTGCTGCGCTTTTCGATAATGGCAAGCAATGCCTGTTTGACTTGTTCGGGGTCGTCACGGTTTAATTCGATGCTGGCATCCTTAACCACGGCCGCCAACTCATCCTGCAACTGATTCAGCCACCAGGCGGGTACCGGCGTGCCCGGTGTGCGGCGGTCGCCGTCGATAAATTTTTGACTGGGGGTTTGGATTAAATCCATCTTTATACCTCTTCTGCGTATTCAAAACGGCAATAAGTCCATGCCGGCTTTAGTTCGTTAAACATGGTTTCGATAATCGGGTCGGTGTAGATGCGGATGCGGTCGCCCGCACGGCTTTGACCGGCGCGGAAAATATAGGCGGTGGCTTTGCCGTCGGCGATATCGACGCACCAACGCCAGACGGCGTCTTCGGTATTCAAACAGTCGCCCGCGCAGCTTTCGCCGGCGCGGAATTGGTCTTCTTCGTAAATGTTTACGGTGTAGCCTGCCGATTCGGCGATGGCGGTAAAGTAGGCAATGCTCAAACCGCCCAAGGCGTTGAGTTTGGCCAGTACGGCATCGGTACGCTGCTGGCTGCCGGCACCGGGCGGCGGATGTATGGCCAGCAATTCTTCCCAGCGGTACAGGTAATCGTTTTCCGCCGCAGGAAACGGGGCTTCTTTGACCCCTTCCGCATGATTGGCGGTATCGTCAAACACACCCGCTTCGGCTTTGATTTCCGCCGCGCTGCCGACAGTGTCGTAGCTGACGGGCGGGCGCAGGGCGGCAAGTAAGGCTTGATGGCTCACGCGGTGTACTCCACTTTGATTCTGCCCGGACGCAGCCAGTAAATGTCTTCGGCACTTTCTTGCGGTTTGATATTGCCGGCAGGGGAGTTCAAGAGGCGGTCGCGCACGCCGTACACTTCGCTGATTAGGGTTTCCAACTGGCTTTTAATGAGGGTGTCTCCGGGCTTTAAGGCATCAAAATAGGCGTTTACAGCCGATTTGATGGCAGCGGTGGCCGTATCGGTATCTGTGCTGCCGCCCAAAGTGATGGTGATGTCCACGTCGACAGTTTGAATACTGGGCGCAAGGGCCAGAAAGCCGTTTTTGCGGGTAACAGGCCGCACCGCATCGACATGGGCTTGTACGGCGGCCAGCGTTTCCGCGCTGGGAATACCGTTTTCGCCCAAAATGACGGCATCGACAAAGCCGTTGCCGCGCCGCAAAGGGTAGATAAAGGCATCAACCACACCCGGCACTTCCAAGCACCAGTTTCTGAAGTCGTATTGATTACCGCCCGCTGCGGGTCGGCGCAGGCGTTCTTCATAGCGCGCCAGCAGGCTTTCGTCGCTTTCGGTATCGGTGCCGCCGACCATCTCCAGCAATACGGCGGCACGGTCGATACCGGCAGGCACGCTTTGCAGCACGGCGGCGGTTTGGGCGGTTTGGTTTTGACGACTGCCCGCCACGGCGGCGATTACGGCTACGTCTACACTGCCTGATGTCCCGATGGCGGCAGCCGAGGCCGTCAAATACACCTGTTCGCCGACATTGATTTGCTGTCCGACCGGCACTGCCGCACCGACTGCGCCGCGAACACGCACCTTGCCGCCCGCGAAGGTGGCGGCTTTGCGGTAGATACCGTATTTGGCGGCATGTTTTTCCAGATAGGCACTGTCTGCGGTATCGGCAAAGGCTTGGCGCAAAATCCACTCTTGATGCTGGTATTGGCCTTCGCCCACAGCAGCAATGGCGGTGGCGCGTACATGGTTGTCGCTGCCCGCGTGTACATGGGCGGCAGGGTTTTGGTTTTGCAGGTCGCGCAGATAGTTGGCGCGGATTTGCTCTAAATTCAGTGCCTGCGTCATATCACGTCTACCTTGTGGTTCAGGGTTACGGTATCGCCCGCGGCATCGACGGCTTCAATATGCAGCTTCAGCCAGCCGTGCCGCGGGGCGGATGCGGTTACTTGGATGGATTGGGCGCGTTTGGACTGAATCACGGGCTGCAAGGCTTGCTCGGCGTATTGCTTGGCCAGCACTTCGATGCGCTTTACATGCTTTTGGCGGCGCAATTCGTGCAGGCGGCTGCCGAGCGTGCGGTCTGCCCAGTAACTGCCCAAGGGCGTGACCAAGCGGATATACAGCTCGTTTTCGATGGATTGGGCGGATTGGTTGACCACATAGCCGCCCGTTTGGGGATTAAGCAAAGCGTCCATACCTTTATTTTCAGGTCAGGACGCTTGGGGTTTGCTTTGATGGATGTTCCGAGCATTCGCCAGCGGAATCAGCCTGGCCACATCCTCCGGCAACCTACCCGCCGCCGCTTCCGCCACCACAAACGCCACCGCCTTCTTAATCGGCATACCCGCCAATTCATGCAGCGGCAATACATGGGCAACAATCGCACAACGCGCATGGGCCGTTTCCGTCTGCCTGTCGTCCAACCGCGCCAAACCTTCCTCACACGGTATCAACCCCAACTGCCGCATTTTCTTATTTTGCCGAAGCGGTTTTTTTACTTCTGCCGGCAACACCGGTACCTTGGCCAACAACGTCGCCGCCTGTTTTTCCCGTATGGCCGCCTGAACTTCCGAAGGGAGGGCGGAAACCAAATATTTCTTCAACTTTCCGCCTCTGGCCCGTCCGGCAACCTCTTCAAACGGCCAATTATTCTTTTTGGCGTGGTATTCGATACCTTGTCTGCTGTTTGGCAGTTTGGGAAGTTGCAGGCCTGCCAACTCAACCGCTGAAATCAACATTTTGCTATTTCTTTCTTTTTGTGTTTTACTTAAATGCGTATAAGCTTCAGCATTTAAGAAACTAAATCGAAACCCGCTTATCCATTAACTACCTTTTTGGGAAAGACAGGCTTTAAATTTCGTGCCGCATACCGTTCAGGCCAAATCTCTTCCGGTTTCACCCCGATTGCAGCGGCGATAATTCTTTCTCCCTTAAGGTAAGGGGCCGCCAATGCGCTTCTAAGCGTATTCGGCGACAATCCCGCTTCCATTGAAAGTGCCCGAAGCGACCAGCCTTTCTTTTTTAAAGCAGCAACAATATCCGCGCGGTGCCAGTTTTTCGGCGTTGCGTTTTTTTGCATAATTGACTTACTCCATTCAATAATGTGATTTGCGTTGTTGATTGATTAAGTGCGCAAATAATACTAAGCAAAAAAGTTTATTGCAACTCTTTTGCTTAAAATTAAATACGTAAAAAAGCAAAAAATAACCATCCTTTTGATTATTTGAGGAATTTAATTTAAGCAAACGAATTGATGTTTTGCTTAAATGCGAAATTCTAAGCAAAGGACAATCATGGACTTTTTAGAACGTTTGAAATCTTTGTGGCCTGACAACGCCAAGCCCGCCGACTTCTACAATAAGATTGATATGTCTGCCTCCGGCTTTAGCCGCGTTTGGAAAGACGGCGCCATCCCGACAGCAGACTATCTGATTAAAATTCAAGAAGTGACCGGTTGCGATTTAAACTGGTTACTTACCGGAAAAGGCGCACCATATATCGGCAAGGAGCAAGCGGCCGAACGTACCCATACCGGCGGTACGGCCACCGATACCCTCGGCAATCCCGTCAACTTAGACGAGTTCGTCTTTATCCCGCGCTACGATGTCTACGCCGCCGCAGGGCACGGCTATCCGGCAGAAGACGACAAGCCCTTATTCTGCATGGCATTCAGGCGTTACTGGATAGAAAACTACGTTACCCGCCAGCTCGACAAGCTGTCCGTCATCGCCGTAAAGGGCGATTCGATGGAAGGCGTGCTCAACCACGGCGACAACATCCTGGTCAATCATGCCGAAACCACCCCGCGCGACGGCCTATACGTCATCCGCATCGATAACGATCTTTTTGTAAAACAAATCCAAAAGCTGCCCGGTAAACTACTCGTCAAATCGAGCAATCCTGCCTACGAACCTTTTGAGATAGACTTAAATGACGACAGCCAAAACGTAGCCATTATCGGCCGCGTCGAATGGTACGGCCGTACCGTTAATTAAAAAAACGGCGTTTGGTATATCCAAACGCCGTTCTATTCGAATAAAATCAGAATCAACCCAAAACCTCATCAAAATCATGCAAAAAAGGTATCAAAGTCCAATTACTTTCTACCAACTTTAAACGAAAAGTATCAAAACCGATTTTGCCTGAATTCTTATTCAAAATTTTGTTTTCCTTAAAAATTTCGCCTTTTTTTGCTTTATCTATAAAGGTATCAAAATAATACCTACCCCATATGTCTGCGGCTTCGTCGCCTTGTCCTGATTTAAATTTAATCCACTATAACTGTGGCAAAAGGCAAACAGGCCGTCTGAAAGTCTTTCAGACGGCCTGCTGCTTTCAGACAGCCTTAACCGTGCAATGCACGTTTGTCGGCAGCCAATGCGGCTTCATGCACCACTTCGGACAAGGTCGGATGGGCATGGATGATGCGGGCGATGTCTTCGCTGCTGGCGGAGAATTCGAGGGAAGTTACGCCTTCGGCAATCAGTTCGCTCACCATCGGGCCGACCATGTGCACGCCCAAGATGCGGTCGGTTTTGGCATCGGCCAGCACTTTAACCGTGCCTTTGGCTTTGCCCAATCCCAGGGCGCGGCCGTTTGCGCCGAAGCCGGAAGTGCCTTTTTTGTATTCCACACCTTCGGCTTTGAGCTGCTCTTCGGTTTTGCCGACCCAGGCGATTTCGGGATCGGTGTAAATCACGAACGGTACGTTGTTGAAGTCGATATGCGGTTTCTGACCGGCGATGCGCTCGGCAACCGCCACGCCTTCGTCGCTGGCTTTGTGCGCCAGCATCGGGCCGCGAACCACGTCGCCGATTGCCCAGACATTAGGCAGATTGGTGCGGCATTCGCCGTCCACTTTGACAAAGCCGCGCTCGTCTTTTTCCAAGCCGACGGCTTCGGCATTCAGGCCTTCGGTGTTCGGGATACGGCCGATGGACACGATGAGTTTGTCGAATACTTCGGTTTTGGCTTCGCCTGCGGCGGTTTGGTAGGCAACGGACACGCCTTTGCCTTCAGATTTGATGTCGCCGATTTTCACGCCCAGTTCGATGTTCAAGCCCTGCTCTTTGGTGAAGTATTTGAAGGCTTCTTTGGCAATTTGCTGGTCGGCGGCGGCAAGGAAGGTCGGCATGGCTTCGAGGATGGTTACTTGCGAACCGACGCGGTTCCACACCGAACCCATTTCCAAGCCGATCACGCCCGAACCGATGATACCGAGTTTGGCAGGCACTTCGGTCAGGTTCAATGCGCCTTCGTTGTCCAATACGTTTACATTGTCGATGGCAATCTGCGGCAGCGGACGCGGCACGGAACCGGTCGCTACGATGACGTGTTTGGCTTCGATAACGGTTTTCTCGCCTTTGTTATCGACTTCGATTTGGTAGGCATCGCCGTTTTTGCCTTTGAACGAACCTTTGCCGTGCAGGCTGGCCACTTTGTTTTTTTGAAATAAGAAGGCAATGCCGCCGGTGAGTTTGGTAACGATGGCGTCTTTGCGCGCAATCATTTTCGCCGCATCGAATTTAACGTCGCCGACGGTAATACCGTGTTCGGCAAAATCATGTTGCGCGGCGTGGAAATGTTCGCTCGACTGCAACAGGGCTTTGGAAGGAATGCAGCCGACGTTCAGGCAGGTTCCGCCCAGCGCGGGCGCATCGCCTGCTTTGTTGACGCCCGCATCGATGCAGACGGTTTTAAAACCCAGTTGTGCGGCGCGGATGGCGGCAACATATCCTCCCGGGCCTGCGCCGATTACGGCGACATCGTATTGAGACATTGTTCTATATCCTTTAAAAATATTGTTATTTGCGTTGAAACATGGTTTTCAGACGGCCTCTTTCAGGTTGAGGCCGTCTGAAAGGCGATATATGCCTTATATACCCTGTATGGCTTGGGCGGTAAATTTCAGACGGCCTGTCTGTAACAACAGACCGTCTGAAAAACGCTTACAAATCCAGCAACAGGCGTGCAGGGTCTTCCAACAGGTCTTTGATGGTTACCAAAGTCAGCACGGCTTCGCGGC